TCTTCTATGGGGCGCACCCGCATCTGAAGCGTACATAATCTTCCATTCCGCATCATACCCCAGTCGGGCCAGCTCATCGAGGATCTTTGCAAAATCTCTTCCGTCGTTAACTCTTGTGATGTTAGCAACATTCTCTGCGACAACCCATCGTGGCCGGATCTCGTCGATCGCACGCGCCATATGCCGCCAAAGTCCCGTTCGCTCACCCCCAAGCCCGAGCTGTCCTTCCCCGAATTGTTTTGCCTTACTTGCGTCTTGGCATGGGAATCCTCCTGTAAGGATGTCCACTCGTCCTCTCCAAATAGAGAAATCTGTCGTCGTGATGTCATTATAGCTTACTCCCTTGAATCTTTTAGTTAGAAACTCCCTACAAAAGTCATTTATCTCGCAATGGAATAGGTTTTCCCATCCCATCCATTCGGCGGCAAGGTCAAAACCGCCAACCTAAATGCCAGAGAACAGAGATCCGTGAGTTAACCGGCCTCCTTCTCTGGCAAATATTCCTTTCTTATTTTTTTCGTTTAACATTATTCTTTACTCCTTCTTTTGATTTGTCAAATTTTCTATGGCAGCTACAGCACATTCTCCTATATCCATGTTCTACATCAGCGTAATCTCCGGTAACATTGGCCCATTCATATCTTTTAGAAGGGTCTACTGTTCCACACACCTCGCAATGTATTGGCCTGCCATACAACGATTCTACTCTTTTATGGAATGTTGCGTATGTTGCATTATCTCCAACCCATGAATTATTGTTCTTTCCTAACTGATTCCTTTTTCGCAGCTTTTCTACATTTATATCCATTCCTTCGAAATGAATTGTAGATAACTTTTTGAGTAGTGCCAAGCTCATTAGCTATTTCTGTTTGCGTCATTCCTCTTTCATACATCTCTACTATCTTTTGAAAATCAATGCGATAAGTTTGAGATTTAGCCTTGCAACCAATTGAGCAATATTTAGAATTGCTAATGTAAGCCTTGTATGGTTTGCCGCATACCTTACACCTTAATATCTCCATTGGTAAATATGTTTATTATTCAATGATCCATGTGTCATGTCTCTCTCGTTTTAGCAAAAACTACGCTTTCATGATCCGGCCTCAGATGGGCCATGCAAGCCTTGCTGTACTCGCAGAATCTCGCTCCCTCGTCCCGGAAGACGCATCCCCTGCACGGGATCTTGTTCTGCCCGTTGTAGTACGGCCTGTACTTTTCCACGATAATTTTCATGTCTCCTACCAACACGATCAAACCGGTAGGGGTGTTCTTCAGTCTGTTGATTATTTCCATGATCTGTTTTTTAAAATGGTTCTTCTTGTGATACTTCTTGGCTTATAGTGAACCCGCTATCATCATATTCCATAAAGTGAGTGGTCTTTGCGTCAAATTTCACGATAAACTTGGCTAATCCGATATTTCTTCCTTTCGCTATATCTATCATGGCTGTTCCGCCCACGGGATAATTCTGGAAAGGCTCAGGATAATATTTTCCATAAAGCTCAGGCCTATAGATCAGCATGACAACATCGGCGGCCTCCGCTATTTGTCCGCTGGCTCTTAATCTTGCCAATGAGGGGGCCGGATTCATTTGGTCCCTGTTTAGCTGGGACAAGGCGATGATCCATATGTCTAGTTCCTTGGCCAGATTCTTCAACCTACGAGCGGCCTCACCCATTTGTTGCTCGGTATTGCTACCTCTCATATTAACGGACAATATTTGCAGGTAATCCACTATCGCCCCAGATATGCCGTATTTGAGTTTCATCGTACGGATGGATGAAAGTATCGTGTCGATATTGGAAGTGCTCCTGTCGTCAAAATAAACAGGTTTATCGTAGATCTTTCCTATTCCCATGTCGATACGGTTGAATTGCTCGGGCAAGAGTCTTGAATACATGATCTCGTTGGCGGGTATCCCTGACTCCATGGATATCATCCTAGCCGCTATCTGCTCTTTTTTCATTTCCATAGAGTAGAACGCTATCCCATCACCATTCTTGGCGGCGGATAACGATAAGGCTACCGCTAGGGATGTCTTTCCAGAAGACGTATCTGCCGCTATGATTATGAGATCTGATCTCTGTAATCCCCCGCTACGCTTGTCTATTTCATGGAATCCGGTAGGCGTTCCTGTTAGCTGTTTGTCATCGGATGCGTTAAGCGCCATTTGCCTTGATACCTCCTTGATCGCTTCCCTAAGGGTAAATACGCTGTCTTTCGATGTCTGGAAAAGCCCCTTGAGCTTGTCCTCTGTATCCGATAACGTGTCAACGATATCGTCCGACTCGGAGTAAGCCCTTGATATCAACTCCTCTCCGATATCGATAAATCTCCTTCTCTTCTCCTTGTCATGCAGTAGGGCGGCATGTTGGTAGATGTCGAATGTCATGCATGTGGATACTTGGCTTAACCTTAGCATGTCCGTGGAAGGGTCTATTTTCATCATCTCGTTGGCTACGGCTATCATGTCCGGTCTATCTCCTCTGCCGTCTATGTTGGATATAGCCTCGAACATGGCCCTATGGAAAGGATCATAGAAACAAGAAGGGGATAATATATCCCTTACCTCATTCAATGCGTTTCTTTCCGTCATTATCGTCCCCAGCACGACTTTCTCGGCCTCCGTATCGTGGGGGACTACCCTGTTAATTTCCATAATCTTTTTTCTTTACCTCCATTATCGTCTCAAAAATGCTATTCTTGAACTTTATGAGGCGATCGTCGTTGTTAATTTTCTTGACTATTTCCGTTAATTGCTTCCTGTTCATACGGTTTAGGATCTCTATCTCCTCGTCTGAAGGAAATATAGGCATCTCTAGTATCAGAGGAGCCTCCTTTTCCAGATATGAGTATAGATTAGTTTGCCTTATTGATGTTAGGGATTTGAGATCCACTTTGCCTCTAGCTTTTTTTACTTGGTTAGAAGGAAGATCCAAGGCATTTATGAACGTCCTTTTCCAGTCTATATTAGAGCTTTTCGAGCTTTTTTTCTTCTTCCATCCTAATTCGGTGCTCCAGTAGTCTAAATACGCTTTCTTTAGCGACAATCGGATGTCTATGCCCGGATGCAGACTTTGGCGTTGAGCTATGAACTCGTCATCGTTAGATAAGGATTCATAGGCTTCTCTCAACCGATCGCAGTACACATCGAAGCTTTCTCTCCAATTATCCGTATTTTCATCTTCCTCTTCCTCTTCCTCTTCTCCTTCTTTTTCCCCCATACCCCCTATATTATCCTTAACTCTATTACTATCTATATTACCTATACCTATACCATAGGGGCTATCAAGCCCCTTTGAAGGGGCTACCAAGGGGCTACCAAGGGGCTTTTTAAAGAAATCTTCAATTGATTGAAAACCAAATGATTGCTTCATTTCTTCTAATCTTCTTATTATACCTCTATGCGCAGCGTTCTTAGAATTCAAGGGAAGGTTCTTTTGGTGCTTGATGAAATTACGTATATAAATATACTTACCGTCCACCGAATAAAGTAATCGTCCTTCAAGTTCCCTTAGGCCTCTTTCAACTTCTTGCTTACCTAGTACTAGATCAAAGCTGATCTTCTTCTCGTTTATTTCCATGAAGCCAGCTAGGTCGCAAAGGTCGCACAAGTACAAGAACAGAAGCTTGCTAGTCGCTTTCAGGTCGCAGAACCAGTTATCCGTCCATTTGTTCGTATCTGTATATCTATATGCCATGTTCTAGTGTTTAATAAATTATTCCTCTATTATACAATTCCTCCCTATATTGCTCCAACGCCTGAAGGCATCGTTCCTTGTCCATGTATCCCATTGGCATTATCCTGGCCAACCTTGCGTTGCATCGGTCTATGCCATATTTGAGATCCCTGTTTGACATTTTCTTTATATCCATGTTATCTCTTTTTAAAAGTGTTACAAAATCTCGTGGAGTTAGCTACCCGTCCAGCGTCATGTATGATGCACCAAACGCATAGCCCCTTGTGAGGATGTCCGTTGGCGCAATCGCCACATTTCACCTTTTCTTGCTCGTCTTTCTTCTTCGCCATATCACCAAGTCTTTATTTTTATTGGTAGATCGGCGTACCACCAAGCCAGAATCGTAGCGTCACGTTGGTCTTGGTTCGTTCTCTTAGGCAAGGGACCGACTATGTAGGAGAGTTCCTCATGGGTTATCTTGCCCTCGTCCCCTTTCCAATGCTTGGTCAAAGGCTTTACCTCCTCGCAGGGAATCCCTATGTGCTCGCACATCTGGAGAAGCAATATCCCGGTTTGCTGGTTACGACCTACATACTTGGCTATCCTCTCGCCGGATTTACCCCTAGCCTTATGGAAGTTGCTTTTTTCGTTAAGCCATCCGGCCTCGACAATGACCACTATGTCTACCCCCTTGTATCTCTCTCTTGCCTCCTTTATGAAATCGACCAACACAGGGAAGGGGAGGCTCTTTAGAATTAACTGTCTCGTCGAAGGAGACAGTACGCATACGCCGGATTTATCTATGTCCGGATCAACGGCTATCACCAATTCGTATCTTTTCTTTCCCATGGATTCCTCCTTTCTTTATCGTTTATTAGTAAGAATATGGCCAAGATCACTGCTATAAGTCCTAGTATCGCGGTGATAAGGTACATGGCCATTGTCAAGTGATCTAAATTCTGTATTGTTTCCATAATTATAGTTTGTTATTCGTGGACGGTGCCGGGATCGAACCGGCCTCTTTACGTCATGCGCACTCCGTAACGTTTCATCCCGGAATACTTACCGCCCGAAATCCCCGCATATCCTCACGGACGGCAGGGATAATCATTCTAACCCAAATCTAATACCATGAAAAACACGAAACTTGCGTTATTATATCTCTATTATTACGATATCTGGAGCGATCTTTCTGATGGCATCCAGTTGCTCGTCAATCACTTTATTCTTGTATTCCTCAATGGCTTCATTTGCCCCAGCTGACACAAGGGATAGCGAAACGTCTCTTCCGTCCACATCAGCGTAAATCTCAACCTCGATTTCCTCACACGCAAAACCCTTGAAAAGTGGGATGTTCAACTTGAACGACCCCGGGAGATTGGAATCAACCACCTGCGAATAGTTATCGGTTCTGCTGCCATTCTCTTCCTTGCTTCGCTCTATGTCTTGGTTTACCTTTGCCTTGAAGTTTTTCAAGGCAGATACCAGCGTCATGTTTTCTGATTTGTCCTTGAAGAAGGCACGATGCATCTTGAAGAACTTGGATAACTTGATAGGTTCCCACTTCTTTTCCGCATTGATACCAAACTCAACCATTTCTTTGGACGGCTGTAATACTCCAGTAATACGGTTTCTATAGTAATCAGTCTCTTTGTCCACTAAAGATATTTCCATATCATCACGGTTTACCGTTATATTTGCCCGCTTTTGATCGATAAGCCCCACTCGTTTTTCGAGCCAACGCAAAGGGCTGTCAATCGTTCCTTCAATACCAACGGGAGTTGGTTCTTTCGGGTCGAGCGCTACGGGTGCTTTTCCTTCTCTCAATACTACTTCGATTGGTGCACCACTATAATCTTTCGGTACAACCACATTTAATTTGTTCTCACTCATGATTCTGTTCCTGTTTTACGATTAATATTAAAAATTGATTTCTGCATTTCTTGGGGTTGCATCCTCCGGAAATAGACAAGTTCGCCGGCACCATTATAATAATTGGCTTCCTTGTTCTCGTGATCAAGGAACTTATAGCACTTGTCCTTGATATCCTCGGATTTACGCTTGATCTGGTCAAGATATTTTGCTTTGGCCGTATTAAGCGGTTTTAGCCGTGATTTGTACGACTCCATCCAGTCCGCTTTCTCCTGTTCCAATTCGGCTATATCAATTGACGTGTCCGCTAGCTTGGTCTTGATCTCATTCAACTCGTCCTCGGTAAAAGGATGATTGTACCAGATCTCCTCGACGGCGTCGCATGAGTCCTCTAGGACTTGCGGCCTGTTTGATAAAGGCTCGTTTTGAGCGATGAATTTTTCCATATACTTTAATAATTAATGTTATACTTTTTTCTGTCATATTGTGGGATATATCCTTTGCAAGGAGTATTCCCGTCAAATAAGGCCGATTCCGGCCTTACAGTTTCCCCATCTTTTTTAGACGGGTCTGTCCAATGCCTCTGCCGTTGATGGCAAAGGCAATGTCTTTTAGAACATGCCTCATTGAGGCAGAATATCAGTTCTTTCATCTTGGATTATTTTCTCGAGTTTCTTTAGATCCTTTTTGGCTAATCTTACGGTATCAGCTATCCTTGGTCTTCCCTTGGAATCCACGTGTTCTAGGATAACTGATAGATGGCGGGACAGTGTTTTAATGAAAGACTCGGATAGCTGGTACCTTTTAACCATGGCCGTTATTTTTTATAAAAACCTTGGAACCTCACGATACCTAGATACTCGGGAGATTTCATTAGTCCGTCCCCCATGCCGCCCAACGTCTCGGCTCCCGGCTCGTCAAGGACAACCTTGGAGTCAATCTCCTTAGGTACACGGAAGCATATCTGTACGGGGAAATTCACCTTAGCGTCTCCCGTGATCACGTTAACCGACGCTCTTTGCGTAGCCGCCATGATCCGGAACCCAAGCGATCGTCCCTTTTGTAGCAACATCTTCAGATTCTCCTCCAATGACTTTTCACGACCGACCGTGCGTAGTTCCATTTTAGGCTCGAGGAACCCGAAGGCGTTCTTTCGCTGGCCAACCTCGACCATTTCCTTTATGTCAAGTTCCGTTCCCGATCGGGAGGACGCTACTGCGTCGGCGAACTCATCGAACACCACCAGCGTTTTCCATGATGCCCTCGATTTAGCCCTTTCCTGCATATCCTGTACGAGCTCTTTCATCTTGGCCTCTATTTCTTCTATATCATTATAGACCTTTATGTATTTCTCGGAGGAATAATTACAGAACTCGTATTTCGGATCGAAAATTACGATGTCCCGGATACCGGCTAAGCGGGCGTATTCTATCGTGGATATGATACACACGGATTTACCGCTACCGGTAGCTCCGCAAATCAAGGCGTGAGGCGTGGAGTTGTTATCGAGATCCCACACCACGAGCCTTCCGAAGTTATCCGTTCCTATGGGAATCCTCATGCCGTCGATATACTTCTTGTCCCAGTACAAGGACTTGGTTCTTTTCTTCGGTGATTCTATGGAGAGGTAGGATTTTCCCTCATACACCATAAGCTCGTTACCCATCCTTATGGATGGCACGTCCAGCGCATTCGCTATGTCTAGCTTGTATTTCATCACTGTCGTGATCTTTGTCCCAGCGGATACCTCTAGCAGATACGTGTCTGACGAGTACCCGTTAATCTCCTTGGACACGTTCACGATCACCCCGAATGTCCGTAGGATATGCTCTATTTTCTCGCTGTTTGTCATATTACTATTGGATAAATCGTATTGAATGAATGAGGAAGCGTTCCTCTTGAACTCGGATATTACCTTGGGGTTTACCGATCCAAGGGAAGCGTCCCGTATTTTTTTCTGTCTCTTCGATATCAATTCCTTCTTTGACTCGGGCACGTTGAAATCATCGACCTCCGCTATCAGCGTCTTGGCCCAGAAATTATAAAGCTCGGCCCTGTCCACGAAGTTGTCGCTATCGTTGATCATGTACACGTAATCCGGATCGGACACGGCCTCTATCATCCTTTTTAGCGGCTCGTACAATATGGCCTCGTAAAGCTTCCTCGTGTCGTTATCGAGATTGATTACGAATTTCTTCAACTGGGAGGAGCCGTCCTTGTTTTTCGAGATCTTGTTCTCCACGAACCATACCTCGTCAACATTCTCCCCGAAGCGGGACTCATAGCACTTGACGTAGGTCATTGCCTGTTTCCCGCAGGTAAACGTTAGCTCCTCGTCATCGGTGAACTTGGCCCTTGACTTATGGTCTATGATGACCGTACGACCGCTTTCCGTCCTTATCGCCAAGTCTAGCCTAGCGTGGCAGGGCAGGGGGATGTCCACCCCGTTTATCGTTACCCATTCCTCGCACCTTGATTCCACGGCGATTATCTCCTTGATACCGGAAAGATAGATATCCTTCTCCCCGTAGAAGTTATTGATAAGCCTCGTGGCGTTCTTGGTGGCCTCGATCTTGCATTCCTCTACGGTAGGTGTCGTTTTCTGTATCTTCCAATCATTCGGGTGTACCTCCTCTATGTATGAGAACGCTACCCTCTCCATTTCCGTGATCGGTATTATCTGCCCCTTGCGCTGTAGCTCCATGAAGAAATACTCCAAGGCCGAATGATAGGCGTTACCCGCTACCGTGCTGGAGGATGATCTGGATCTTTCCCGGTAAATCTCCCGTTTCTCGAACTCCTTCTCGTTCCGGGAGAAAGAGGCTACCTTGCTGTAACTCCAAGAGTCAATAAGGTAGTTTGATAAATGCTCCTCCAGCTCGGCGTTGGTATAGGATGAGTACTTGTTCATGGCATGTCCTCTTTGTTTTTGCCCTTAGACTGTCTCATCGCCTCCTTTTTTTGATCGACATCTTTCTTTGTCTCACGAATTGGAAGGATTAGATCGTTTACCGTGGTATCCCCGTCCTTTAACGCTTGTATGATCCCGATCAGCATGGCGATCTCGTCGGGGCCTATCTGATTGCTGGTCTGTTTGCCGCATAGCTTAATGACCTCCTCTTCCGTTATGGCGTATTCGTTCTTGAACTTGTTGATGATATTAGTTCTCGTTTTTAATATCTTGTCAGCGTCGGATAGATCCCCCGTGATGAATTTTTGGGCGGCTTGATAGACCCTGTCCACTATGGCCTTGGGGATAACGGCGAATACGGAATTGCGATAAGCTATGGAGTTGGCGGCGTTTCCCGTTACGGTAATCATGTCGTCTGAGTAACGTTTCCCCTTGCTATCCACTATGCTCCTGCGAACCTCGAACGCGGACGCTACGTTTGTCTCCAGATCCCAGCATGTACCCCTGCTGATGATCTGCTTGTCCGTTATCTGGATAACCTTGGCCTCAGTCCTGATATTACCCCAATTGGATACGATTATCTTGGCAAGGTGTACGGATGGCCCAGTAATAGGTTTCCCTCCTCTTGGCAAGGCATAACTGCATGACCTTGCCGTGTCTTGATTCATCGTGGCCATTACCACGGAATTATCAATACTCCTTCTGATATCCCTAGGATATCTTTTCGCGGTCGCAACTTGTGAGTCCACGTTTGCTCTCTCAACCGCATCTACCTGTAAAATTTGTACTTCATGGCTTTCTACTGGAAGTACCTCGTAACTGCTTGATTCCATGATTATTTATTTTGAATGATTTTCTTTACCAATATAAAGTGCTGGTTTCCCAATCTCGTTGATACCGATCGTCCTCGGATTCTGTTTCCTCCTCCCCGTCGTACTCCGGTTCGCCGTCGGGGTCTTTGATGTAGATGTCTCTCATTTATCTGATTCATAAGTCATAATCACAATCTGATTGATTACAATAAATACTGATACTATGCCAAATATCAGTAAATGGATATGAGAAGGTTTTTCATTCCATTCGAAGATTGCGACTATTGAGGCCAGTCCCAATATTGTAGCTAAGACCATCCTAAAAGTAAAGATGGTAATGCTCTTTATGGCCCGGAATATCTTCCATAACCATGCTTGGTTTCTCTTTATCATATGTTGTTGATTTAAATTTCTTGATGTGAAAAGGCCTCATATCCTCACGGACGGAGACCTGCTTTGTAAATTGTGACTGATTTTCTGATTGAATAAGCACCCGTTAGGGTGAAACGTGCTCCCTGCCGGGCTTGAACCGGCGACCTCTCGCTTATGAGGCGAATGCTCTCGACCAACTGAGCTAAGGGAGCGTTTGCCGGGGAATCCCACCCCGGCACAGTTTAAGTAAAAACTAATATTCCCTAATTGCCTGCCTCACGGCGGTATATTAAGGTCTTGGTTGAGAAGTGTATAATAATTAGCAATGTGATTTAAGCGTGGTAGCCGGGGGAACTCGAACCCCCTGTAACCCTGAATAATAATATGAATTTATTATGGTTCGCTACCTGCCCTAGCCATTTCCTAGGGTGGAATTCTTCTTTCTTTCATGTGATTAACTTGGTTATTAATAGGTCTATCGGTTTTATTCATTTTCTTCCTCTATTGTATCATCCAATAACTTATCGATAGCCATGATAACCTTATCCGGCAACTCCTTGGCGGTATCATTAGATTTGAGATATTCTATGGTTCCGCCTATTCCTATAATCATCAGCATGTCCCTTTTAGATGGGACGAAGAGCAGTAAAAAAATAGGGATTGATATATAGACTGCTAATTTTAAGACGATTTTGTTAAACTTAGACTTGTCTTTTTCATCATCTTCCATAATCCAGACGAGAGTATACAAGAATGTAAATACCCCCAAGATAAATACTGCGATTATCGCCAACGTCTGTATGGCATCTAACCTTGTGATCCAATAAATCTCATTCATGGTATCATGGATTGATGTCTTCAACCTCGCTCTCGAGATCGTTCTTGATCTCATTGATAGCTTGGATGGTATTGTCTGCGTTGATAATCGTCTCCTTATACTCGATCAATTGATTGATCTTGCTCTTGTAATTTACCCCGTCGTCACCGAGGTTGTTTAGCTCCTCGTGATACCGGATGTCGGCTAATACCTTTTGCTCCTCTACGTTGTTTAACGCCGAGTCAAGCGCTCTCATGATCTCTTGACTCCTTAACTCTGAAAGTCGCTCTGTTTGTTTTTTACCCCTAAGGATAGAAAGGATCTTTTTCATATTCTCAATAATTTTGTTGTTTTTATTAAATGGATTTTATCGCTAGCGATCGTTGTACATAATGAGGCAAGGGCCATTGAAAATCTATCGCATCTTTCTCTAACGAAATAATCGTCTAAGCTTATGTCGGGATTTCGAAATTTCTCGAATCCATAGCCGGTAAATCCTGTGCCAAGGATATTCCCTTGTAATTCATTTTCCATATTATTTATATATTTAATGTTCGCTTCCCCACAACCTCCAACGGTTTCGAGAACCCGAATCATAGACGGGTGGGGGAATTTTATTATAAGTAGATTCTTCCGGCTTATGCGTCACAGGTGCGATAAGACCATAAGCCGGAAGACTTGTTAATGTGGTCTCGTCTTTTTGGAAAAGAACCTTTCCTGAGCGAGCTTTACGTCCACTAGGATATATTTGCCATTTTGTTTTATGGCATCCCCGAAAATCCCCTTCTTCTTGTATCTCGCTATGGTGGATGTACTTACTTGGAGCAATTTCGCCAAGGAATCTAGTCCCCTCACGTACTTCCGGGATGGATCTTCTTCTTTTTGGGTGGCTAGCCTTGATATGATCAAGTCCGCTAGTTGTCCGGCTGTCACTTGGGTTGCCGGTAATTCCGCTATATTCTCCATATTATTATTGTTATAATGTTATATTCCTCCCTCTACAGCCTCTAAAAGCCCTAGAGGATATCTCTATTCTAGCTATGGACCGGCACCTTTGCCTTGCCCTTCTCATTTCCAGATGAGAATCCACGCAAAGGATAAGTAGCAAGACGCACGCCACGGCTGAATGAACCATCTGTTGTATATCCACGTTGGCCTTTATATCGCACAGTCTCTCGCATAGCTTTATGGCCAATTCCCTTCCGTTTCTTACGCCAAGTATCTCGAAAGCCGTCCTTAGCTGGTTTATGATCGTATGCAATGACCTGTGTTTTTTCTCGGCTATCTCCTTTTTCTCGAATCCCACGGCGTAATACTGGGCCGTGTAATCACATTCCTCGGTTAACTCGGTGAATACCCTTTCCATGATCTGTCATGTTAAGCGTCTGACATAAACGATCCCTTCTTCCTTGTTTGATACGGAAGACCATTTTCTTCCCTCTCTATAATACTTAGCGTTTAACAGAGACACGTTATTTCTAACCGTCTCCAACACTTCTATAGGGAATGATAGTTTCTCAGATACTTTCATTTCTCTGATCTTTCTTTTGCTTTCCACTTTTTTCTGCATGATTTACATTTCCTTTTTATTTATAATAGCTCCCCTACAACCTCCAACGGTTTCGAACCCGAATCATAGACGGGTGGGGGAGTGTATCTTATACGTTAGATAGACAGTTTGACACCGATACGGGAATATCCGTACTTCACTGACACGACGTAATATCTAACCTTTGTATATACATTATTAAATATGTAGACTCCAACATCGGAACCGATTAAACTACATCGGGAGCGGGGATCATCATCCCTTCCGGTATCTTCGACTATCATAACCTTACCCTTCATACCTATATCTCTTACGTATATCCTCTTATGGGAGCAAGGATTTTATTCAATAAGTCAAAGAACTCTTTTTTAGTGGCCCTTCCGGGACTCAAACCCGGGACCTGCGGTTTAGGAAACCGTCGCTCTGTTCGTCTGAGCTAAAGGACCTTATATCATTTTGGCATGTTTGTGCCATTTCGTTATTTCAATCTTTATCGTATCTTTGTGCGTGATTGAATGATGATGCAAATATACAGAAAATAACTGTATGCAAAAGTTTTCGTGCAGTTATTTTCTGTGTATAAACATTGTTTAACATTGTTGCCTTGTGTGGCTAAATACTAGTAAGTATGGAATTGAAGAAGTTTGTTAGTGAGACATTGAAAGAGATAATAGCTGGCGTTAAGGATGCTCAGGATTTTGCGGCAAAAAATGATGCTTGTATAAACCCTAATCAATTTGGGACTCTTGTAACACCAAAGAATATATTGGATATGGGGGATGGTACTGTATCTATTGTTCAGCCTGTTCAGTTCGATGTGTGTGTTACATATTCTAAAAAGGACTCAGGAAAATTGGGGATAGAAATAGTATCTGGAGGTAGAGAATGTATAAATGGGGCAGAAAGTAGGATAAAATTTTCTGTAGCAGTCTCTCTTCCAAGGATGAAACCTAATTATTCCACCAGTGATCCTGATTTTGGGATTTTAGAAGGTGATAAAAGAAAGTGACAACAAATATTATTGCTATGATAATAAGGATGATATATAATATTCCAATCGTATATGCCAACTCTTTGATGTGTAGCATTTCGAGGTACTGTATGATTTCTTCCATGATAAATAAAACGACTGCTTCAAAGTTGCGGTTTGAAGTGAAGTCGCCAATATATTCCCTTGCGGGAGATTATTAATCTGTATGGTATCATCCGCAACTTGATACGATACAAATATACAGAATATTACTGTGTGCGCAAAATATTAAATAGATATGATGGGGCCTAAAGAAATTTTGGAATGTATATTATCTAAGGAAGGAATAACTTATGCTCAACTTTCAAAGGATATGGGTTTATCAAGACCTCAATCTCTTTATGACATAAGAGATGGTAAAGTTAAAAGAATAAGTGAGAATTATGCTTCTAAGATATTAAATGCGTACCCTCATTATAATAGGGTGTGGCTTCTTACAGGTGAAGGCGATATGCTAACCTCTGACGTTTCCCCTGTACGATCAGTGGATATCCCGGAAGAAATAGGTGACGGCTTTAATCCAAGGGAACTGCTAGATATCATACATGACCTAACGGCGCAAGGCAAGCAAAATGCGGAGGCGAACGAGAGGAACAGCCGGAATATCGAGAAACTCATAGGCCTGTTGGCCGAGTCGTTGAAGCAAGAGAGAGACGATAGGTCCGGGAACCGGCAAGGAGAGAAAGATTCTGCTTAATAACATGTGAGTGTTGCAAAACAAACTTTTTAGCTGTACTGTTTAATTATTACCTTAAAAAATCTAATTAATATGGTTGGTGATTATGACGATAGAGTAGAGCAGATAATTCGGTTGGCGGAAGATTTGTTTTTAGAGAAAAGAAAAGTGGTAATGACGGTGAAAGTGTATAATCGTGGTATCGCAAATACTGAGATATCCAAGCGATGCCTTTATGTCAAGCGTAGGAATGTTGATACGAACGATTTTTTAACATAGAGATATTAAATATGATAATAAGTCAAATAGACCAATAAAACACGCCCGTGTCAGAAAAAACACGGGCGTTATACTTTGGCGATGCGAAGAATAGATTTTTTATACTATATCACGATATTCACGATATCTATAATTCATACTAACCTTGTGTATATATAACAAGGCATCTTCTTTGTTGTCGAATATTTTAGTTTTACACACTAGTCTTAATCTCAGTGTGTCTAATAAATCCTTTTCCCTCGCTTCGTAATAAGCGTCATTATATTCGCAGCTCCCGAAACTATACTCAAGAAACATATATCCAAAATCTTTGTTGTGATAAAGGATTCTGTCTTTCATTAATTCTATCACCTCCGTTTCTCTATACAGATGAAGTATGAAATCTCTATTGTTTTCCGGTTTATATAACCAATTAACAATGCTCTGTAATTTATAGGAGACTTTCGCCTTCCCTTTTATTTCTTCTATTATTCTTCTCTCTTCTTCCAGATCTTGTTGTTCTTTGTCGCAATTTTCTTTATCGACTTTTTTATACGCTTCCTCGGGTGTCAAATCTGGGTATTTATTATCGACGAAACTAACATCCGCCGCATCCGACTTAACTTTCTTCCCCCATGCATAGTAGGAGAGACAAAAGATTTCTTTCCCATTAAAAGTCCTGTCATAGATTGTTTTTAACGGGTTTAGCCCATTGGGGGCTATTATAGAAGTCGGTAATCTGTAAAAAGGATAAGATTCTTTACCTCTTTTGGCCTCTTTAATATAAGTTTGTAATCCTTCCATTTTTAATTGTGTCGTTTATAAGTTCCCGCCCTGTTTATTGTTTATTTTTTATTGATGAAATCTAGCTGATAACCAAGCGCATCACCTATCTTGGATAATAGGTCAACACCTGTGCTGTACTTTCCTGTCTCTATCCGGGCGATGTTTCCCGGGGCTAGGCCTGTAATTTCCGCTAGTTTATACTGTGATATCCCGGCCTCCATGCGGATCTGGGCTATCCTTTTACCGATTCTTTCTCTATTATTCATCTTGTTCATCCTCCCAATCACAATATCCGCAATACCATATTGCGGCAGGTTTTAAAACATCTTCTATTATCATATCTCTATCAATGCTTTTATCAAGCGTTGCCGAGTAATGCAACGCTATTATCATTCGTTCCTTTATCCCGAATTTGTTGGCATTCGAGAAATTGAAGGATATTACATCCTCGGTTAAAACAACATCTTCTTTTAGGAATACCTCCATCACGCTTGCGGAGCGAGTATGTAATATAACGTTTCTCCCATATAATGGATCTCCGTCTTTTTCGTGGCCGGAACCTTCGACGAAGGCGAACTCTGGAAGGGTCAAGGATATATTTCTCATATTAATAAATAACATCATTTATGAGTTCTGGATCAGCCGCTAAATCAACCACTCCCATTATCTTATCTGTCATTGATCCCGTAGGATATACGTGGCTACTGAAGCGATATTTAATTCCTCCGTAGTAGTAATATCTACTTTCCGAGATATTGCTCTGGATCCTTTGGCAACCTTCTTTTAGCAAGAAGGATTCAAACTCGTCTATTTTCCTTTTTAAGGAAAGATAATCGTTGACATTTGTAAGATAGCTTTCGAAAGCTTCCTCAAATGAAATTTCGCCGTATGTCCTTTTGAAATTAGCATTAGGGGTAATGCCGTCTCTTCCTTTTGTGTTGTTCTTGACGAAAAGTTCGAATAGTTTTCTATTTGTCATTTCCTTACGCCGCTTATAGGTTGCCGCCCTTTCCTTATTTAGATCAATTATTTACTGTTATTACTGTGTAAAATGGAGCCTCCATCCCTACTTGACAGTAGGCGTTGCCTTCCTTGTCTACCCAAACAGCCTTACCATAGCTGCTATCTGGATGATTGGTAGTGGATGTTACTTCAATCTCTTCGCCGTTGAAATTATTTTTAAGATATGTTTTCATATTTACTATTATTATAAAATTTCTTCGATTTGAAATTCCGCCTCTTTTTCCCAGTCAAAAGAGTCCATATTATCTTCGTCTTCGTCTGTCAGATAATAATATGCCGTGACTCTGTAGTTTCCAAACTCTATCGGTTCGCCAGCCCATTCGTTTTTACCTATATGCTTCGGATCCTCAAAAGATGACATTAAGCGGCTGCTTGGTTCTGCCTGAGATTTGAGAGCTTTTTCAACAATTTCTTTCCCGTATTTCTCTTCAATTTCTTTATAAGTATAAGTCTTCATAATATTCGCCCGTCACGCCGGTAGCTCAGCTTTTAATATTAGTTATTATAGCTCTCCCTTTAAAATGTCATTAACGTAAAGCAAAAAGTTTCTGTCGCTTACTTGATCATCGGCAAAAAAATCAAACAACATGCCGTTGCCAAGTTTGGATATTTTTTCAAATGCGGCTTGCATTAATTGAGACGCTTTTTCCCTTGTACTCTCAGGGGCTTCGTTAACAAATTTATTGATTCTTTTTTTGACATCTTCAAGCATCATTTCATGTGCTTGCTTTCTGCCTTGCTCTGTCTTGGATAGTTCTCTATACGTAGATGTATTCATTTCCTTAATGCCGCTTATCCGTTGCCGCCGGTTCTATTGTTATTTTGATATTGCAAATATACTATCAAATTTGATAGTATGCAAGTTTTTCAATGATTATTTTTTATGCTTTACGGCATATTTTCTTTCTCTTTTTCCTCCAAGACTTTTTTAAGCTGATAGAGGCTTATGATATCATATTCAAATGTGGGATTTTCCCAGTTTCTTCGGACGGAGTTCGTTTGGACCGATATAAATTTCCGTAGGTCAAATATGTATTGACACGGGCTTAACCGGATCTCGTTAAATGTTATCTCGTAGTTATCAAACCACGCAAGCAGTTTTTTTAGTTCTTCATTCATAATATATTCTTGTTTTTTATATAAGATGTTTGTTTATATCTTATCGAATTTGCTCATCTCGTCCTCCTTCAGCTTGTCCACTATATGAGTGTAAGGTTTCATGGCCTTGAGGTCGTTGTGCCCTGTCCATCTCATGATAACTTGAGGGGGGATGCCTAACATGAGGGCGTTGACGACAAACGTCTTCCTTGCGACATGGGTAGTAAGCCGTTCCCACTTGTGGAATGTCTGCTGTATTCGCTTGTTGCCCTCGTACCATACCTCGGTTATCTCGGAGTCCAGCTCCGCCATCTTGCCCAGATCCTTTAGATGCATGTTGTATTTCTGGTTGGACAAGACCGGTAGTGCCTTCCCGTTCTTAAGCTCGATGTCTTCGTATTTCTCAAGTATTGATTTACTGTACTTGTTCAACTCGATCTGTATGTTGTCGCTGTCCTTCTGTGTCACGATGTCAATCTTCCCGTTAATGATATCCGTCTTTCTTAAGTTATATACGTCGGAGTAACGGAGACCGGTGAAGCAGCAGAAACAGAAAACGTCACGGACGGTGGATAACGTCCCTTCCTTTATATACATATTATATATACGCATCAGTTCCTCCCATGTCAAGTATATGACTTTCTTCAGCTCGAAGTTCGCCCCTTTAAGCCTTGGGCTGAACCTTCGATAGTCCTTCCTCGTGTTGTATCCCTTGTCGTCGGCCCATAAAAGGAATTGCTTTATAAAGTGCAGGTACTTATTCAACGTGGTATTCCTTATACCCTTGTATTCCCTTAAGAACTCTACGAAGTCTTGCAAGGTATCCTCCGACAGGTCATCGAACTTGATCTGTGGATTGAACTCCTCCAGAAGGTGCATGATCGAGTTATGTTTGTAGTGCGATGTCTTTGTCCATGCGTTCTGCCTCCCTACCGTATCGATAAACTCCTTGTAGATATCGAACAGGGATATCGGCTTCCTCTCTTCCTCTTTTACCCGGCCTGTCGCAACCTTGAACTTTTCCTTGATATCGTTGGCGCTAGGCATCTCGCCCTCTCTCTCGTATTGGCGGAATATGTTTTGCAATGTGGCACGTATATCGTCAAGATCGGAATTTATCTCGGAAGAGCTTTCCCCGGCCTTGTTGAAGCATCCGTTTTTAACGATGCCCTTCTCCGGGACGAACTTGCTTGCGTCTATCCTATGACCCGTGAAAAACGTTATCCTGTTCCGGTTGAACGTAACCATGCATCGTATAGGTACGTTCTTTACGATCAATAGCCCATCCTTCTTCCTTTTCTCTACGTCAAACGTTATGCTCCTCTTTATTTCCATGATAAAAATGTGTTGCGTGTAACTACGCGAATTTACACGCAAAAAACATGACATCATATGACATAACATGATATTTAGTGACTGTTTAAAAACACATGAAATCGTTGAACATGAGCGCATATGATATTGTTTGATACTGTATGACAGTATAAGTTATGGTCTCTCCATCTCCACAATAGCCTTGGTAATCTACTGATTGTCAAGGCTATTTTTTGTTACTACACGTAAAAATACACGTAAAAGGCATTTTTTTATAGGATTTTTGATGTCTTAATTCTCCATCGTGACAAATATAACGTTTTTCCTTCTCAACTCCCAATTATGATCAATAACATATTTTATGGCTACAGTGTAGCCGTCATGTATATTATTCATTATATTTGCGGGACAGGTGCGTAACTTAAAGTTACGAAAATATGTTTTCAAATATTTTTGAGCTCAAATCCATTCGTGAGCAAAAGTATAGACTCTCTGAGCGTGAATCGGAGATCGCTAAACCTGTGTTAACCGACTTGGGTATGATCGATACCCTATATGAGTGGTTCAAGGAGATAGCCCTCGGAGGAAAGCCAATCCCTAAAGGGAATGTACCGCAAAGGAAAAAATTCATATTCATAATATTATATCTCTATTCTCCTATGACCTTGGCTGGCGGTAAGATGAAGGCTGGATTAAGGGAAAAACTAGGAAACGTACTAGGGATTAAGGAGAAGACGGTTGTCTCCAACAATATCAATGGCATAGTTTTTTCTTATCAATTGTATAAGTACTTTAGGCAAGATATAGAGCGTATTTTCTCTGAGATATCGGTTCGGCTGGGTAAGACCAAATAAATTTCGTGGTTTTTTAGGGGTAATTCGTGACATTCTACCTGTTGTCACGAATCGCCCTTTCTTTATTTATGACCATAAATATCGATGACATAACTTTGGTCTTGATCTTTATTCAAGGCAAAGATATGAAATTGACAATCAAGCAAGAGAAGTTCTGTAATTATTACTTGGAATCAGGCAATGCTTCCGAGGCGTATAGGCGTGCTTATTCTTGCGAGAATATGAGACCCGAGACTATTAATATAAGAGCTTGCGAGCTTCTAGCCAACGGTAAGATAGCGGTAAGGGTAAAAGAGTTGCAAGCTGATTTACAAAGAAGATCGGATATAACCAAAGACGAGGCTATTGATATCCTTAAGAATATAGCACGGGCCAATGTCGTGGATATGTTGCAAATCAAGAGGGGGAAGAACTATGTGATCTTCTTGATAAAAGATTTGTCTAAACTGCCTTTGTCTTTCCAATTAGCTATCCAATCGGTCAAAAGTACGGATAAGGGCTTTGAGGTAAAGATGTACTCCAAGATAGACGCTTTGGATCGCCTTTCGAAGATGATGGGATGGGATGCGCCTGTCAAATCGGAGGTCAATATAGATGGCGAGGATAAATCCATAACTATTCAGGTTATTGACAAGAGGGAGGACGTTATCAATGGTGATACAGACGACTAGGATATATACGGAGGTACAGGGTGCTTTGGATGGCGGTTATAAGATCATATCTGCCCAAGGATCTTCAAGGAGCAGTAAGACTTATAACATATTGATATTCCTTATAGCGTATATCCTTCATAACCCTAAGCTGTCTCTATCTATCGTGAGGAAGACATTGCCGGCGCTGAAGGGATCTGTCTTCCGGGATTTCAAGGAAATCATGATCGATAAGTTCCGTATATGGGATAATAGGTGCATGAACAAGTCGGAGATGGTTTACTCGTTCCCAAATGGATCATTCGTGGAGTTCTTTTCCACGGATGATGAGCAGAAGATAAGAGGAAGGAAACGTGATATACTTTATTGTAACGAGGGAAATGAGATATCTTATCTTGAGTGGCAGCAACTGGTGATGCGTACCACTCTTTTCTCTGTCATTGATTATAACCCGTCGTTCAGTGACGAGCACTGGATTTGCGATCTAAACAATGACCCTAGGACGTATCATTTTATATCCACTTATAAGGACAATCCTTTTTTAGAGCAAACAATCATCGATGAGATAGAGTCATTGAAGAATAAGAATAAGGTGCTTTGGGCGGTTTATGGGTTAGGGCAGCGGGCGATGGCCGAAGGGTTGGTGTTCCCTGATTTCGAGATCGTGGACGAGTTCCCTTCCTATGCCAAGCATGTGGCGTTAGGGCTTGACTTTGGATATAGCTATGACCCTACCGCTATAGTTAGATGCGGATTGGTTGATGATAGGTTATATCTTGATGAGAAATGTTACCGCACCCATATGTTAACCAAGGAGATTATTAAGGTATTGAAAGACCTTGGCTTGGTGGTTTACGCTGACAGCGCCGATCCAAGGCTTATACAAGAAATATCAAATGCGGGGATAATCATATACCCTGCGGACAAGTACAAAGGATCTGTTATGGGAGGTATTATCAAGATGATGGAGTATAAGATTTGTGTCACCAAGAGATCTTTAAACTTGATAAAAGAACTTAGGAACTATGTATACGCCCAAAACAAGGACGGTAAATTTATCAATGAGCCTATTGACGGGTATAACCATCTTATCGACGGGGCACGTTATTGGACGATAGGCAAGCTTCTAGGAAAAGTATTAACAACAAGACAGTACTCTAAGGAGGAGTTAGGATTTTAACATGAATTACATAGACGCTATATTTCAGGTTTTCCAAAACAAGATATTGAACTCGTTGGGAGTGGAGAGGGACTTGGTCAGCCTTATCAAGGATAGGGATATAAGCCGAGCCATGTCAATGATGCAATGCCGGGACAAGGATGTTTCCCAAGCGATCTTGGAATATAACCCGGAATCCCATGAGGTTAATAAACGTCCTAATAAGTACAGGAAAAATCAAGAACCATATATCACGGAGAAATTGCCACGAGGAAGGCAAGCGTATATAAATGAGGTGGAGCTGTTTTTTCTCCTCGGTCAGCCTATCTTGTGGAAAGCTGTATCGGATGATACGGATAAGGCTTTCAATGCATTCGGTGATTTTCTCCGTTATACTCGATTCAACACGACAATCCGGGAAGCCAAGCGTTTGGCCGGTGCGGAGACGGAGAGCGCTAAGGTTTATCATATATACAGGGAAAATGGTATGCCCCAAGTAAAGGTTAAGGTTATATCCAAGTCAAAAGGATATACATTGCGGCCTTTATTTGATCAATGGGATAACATGATAGCTTTTGGTTATGGATATACGCTACTTGAGGGCGATAAGTCCGTAGAGCATTTTGATATAGAGACCCCGGAATACATCTATAGATGCAAGAGAGCGGATATCGGATGGGATGTTACGCCATTGCTTAATCCTTCGGGTAAAATAAATGTTATCTACTATCGTCAAAACAAGGCATGGTATGGGGTTCAAACGCGTATAGACAGAGAGGAGGCGGTTGATAGCAAGGCGGCGGATTCAAATAATTATTTCTCCGATCCAAAATTGAAATTAACCGCTGATGTCATTCAGAACATAGTAGGGGGAGGATCTAATATGGTAGGGGAGGTTATTACCATGTCCGATAAGGACAAAAGCGCTGCCGAGTATTTAGTCCCTCCCGATTATTCCACGATGAAAGAGGCGGAGAAAAAAGACTTGTCATCAAGTATACTATTCGATACGTTCACCCCTGATTTCAGTTACGAGAATATGAAGGGGCTTGGGACATTATCCGGGGAGGCATTGAAAAGGGCCTTGGCGCTTGGATATATGAAAAGGGACAACTTGAAAGAGATATATGATATATTGATAGACCGTGAGAAGAATCTTATATTGGCTATCATGATGAACGTCACTCATATCGGCATGAGAGAGGAGTTAAGCAGGCTCGACCTGCAACATGAGTTCTCCGAGCCTTTCGCCGAGGATAAGGATAAGAGAATAGATATGATAGCGAAACTCTATGAGTCAGGATTGGTGTCCCTTCAAACGGCGGTAGATATGCTGTCCTTGACAGACAAGCCGGAGGAGGAGATTCGACGGATATTAGAGGAGAAGCGGGAAAAGACGCAACGTAATGAGAAGGACAAGAATCTTAAAGCTTCGGATGATTCCTCTCAATAATAAGGATGGATTAAGTCATACCTTGATATCATTAAATTTAATGGGCGTGGTTATTTTATAGCCATGCCCTATTGTTTTTGTGACAATCGGTCTATTGTCATGTATATAACCCGTTTTTATTTTATTACAAGCTTATGTATCAATACTTTTATGCGAAAAATAAAAGTAATAGCATGAAAGAGAAGATTTTCCAGCAGTTAAAACAGAAGTATTCAAATCTTGGGTTAACGGAGGATGTTTTGAGGTCCGTGGCAGAATCATTGGGGTTCACTGGCCTGATTACGGACGATAATCTTGAAACTGCGGTAGCAGGGCAAGAATTAATGTTGAAATCTTACCAGAGTTCCTTGGATAAGGTGCGAACTGAAAGCGCAAATTACAAGAAGGAATTGGAAGAGTTGAGAGGCAAGGGGGGCGGCCAGCAACAGCAACCAGATAAAAACGAGGAACCGGATTGGTTCAAGAAGTATCGTGAGGAGCAGGACGAGAAAATCCGGCTCTTGACCTCCGAGAATGATAAAGCTAAGGAGGAGAAAGCACGTGCTGAAAGACACAATCTGATCCTTGACAAGGCCAAGAGCCTTAAGATCTCAAAGGAACGGATAGAGGAGGGCTTCGCTATAACGGACGATATGGACGATAACGCGATTGATACTTATCTGTCCAAGGTGAGACAAAATGAGGTCGCAAAGGGATTAGAGGAAAAAGGTTCGGCGTTCTCTGTCTCTACGTCCAAGGAAAAGAGCAAGGAGCTCGCTAAGGATTGGGCCAAATCATTGCCGGACGCTAATTAAAGTAAAAGATTATGGGTATCGAATTTGACAAAACAAAGATTAAAGGATCGTTCCCCGTCTTTTGGCGCGGGGAATGCTCTCCCCTTCCCGGAGATTTCAAATTAACCACTGAGTTGGCGGAAGGGACAATCGTGCGAAAAGGCACTCCTATCAAGCTGGACTTTGATCGCATGGAGTGCAAGATCTGTAAGGCTGTTAAGGTATTAACCGGAGGAACGACCACTAAGCCACGTATAGAGAAAGATAGCTTTGTTGCCAAGGGAGATTCTATTGGTGGGCAGAACGTGAGTTCCGTAGATTCAAGTAACGCTGATTATGACGTGGTTACATTGGCTGCCGCCGTAGAATCAGCTACAGAAGGGGCGATTCTTGCCGTGGGAACGGATGAGCCTGACGCTGTGGTTGAGACAACGTTTGTCTATACGAAGAATATGTCTTTCCAGACGGTATCGGCGGGATACGAGGTCCTTATCCTTAAGGATGTGGCTTATCCAGTCCCTTCCTCATGGTTGACGGGATTCAGCATGAAGAATAATCCCACTATTAAGTATATTAGACAGTAAGGAGGTGAACGATGGATATTTATAGTTCTATTTTTGGCGAACTGACAAAAGAGGTTCAGATTCGTATTGACGCTGCCACGGAGCTTCGCAAGCGCTTGTTTGACCAGAATATCTACGAGCGTTATCTTGATTGGGATGTCCCGACTATCGACCTTAATTTTGAGGAGCTGATCGGGCAATATAACTTGAGCGTGGCGGCGGCTACCCTTGATTCCAAGGGAAAGGAACCGATCTTGGGTACGGAGGGGCTTGAGACCTTGAAGCAAAAGGTCCTTACCCACCAGATGAGTTACTCAATGCCGATCGAGGAGTATCGTAAGGTCTTGCAGATCCTAGACTCTAGGATGTTGACGGATGACCAGAAGACACAGCAGCTCATTAATCTGATGTGGAATAACGTGTCTACCGTTGTTAAATCCGTGCAATCTAAGCTTGATATTATTTTCTTGGGTGCCTTGTCTAACAAGGGGGTATTTACCTTTAATGCCAATAATAACCCTGAAGGAGGGGTACGTGGTATTATTGATTACAAGATGCCGCCCGAGAATATCGCTAGCGTTACTCTTGACTGGACGGATACCAATAAGGACAACGTCGATCCTTTCGAGGATATCCAAGGTGTCGTGGATGCGGCCCAAGACAAGGTGACGTTTGATAGGATATTGATGTCTCCGGCCAGATTGTCTTATTTGCTTAAGAGCAGGAAGATGAAACAGGTCATTTTTGGGACCGACAAATCCGGCACTCCCCTTTTGATGTCCGGTTTGAATGAGTTCCTACGCTCTAATGACCTTCCTGTCATAGAGACAGTGAGACGTATCACCCGTATCCAGGACAACGGCAAGCTATCCGAGTACAAGCCTTGGAACGACAAGAATATCGTCTTCGTCCCGGCAGGTAAATTAGGTGTCATCAAGAACGCTTACGCCGATAATGAGTTGAGACAGGAACCGGGCGTTACTTACTCTAATTATGGCCGGATTCGTATCTCTCAATGGGGCAAGGGTGAGACGGATAATTCCAATGGCGTAGAGTTTACCAAGGCTCAATCGCTATCCTTGCCGGTCCTTACCGAGATTAATGGCATTTACTCATTGACGGTGGAGGCATGACGATAAGAGACTACATAAGGCAGAAATTCTCGGCTTATGGAGATCTATCCGAGGCGGATATGCTGGATTTCAGCATCAAATCGGGGTTATCCCCGGACGATGAGATGTCTAGTGAATCCATAGGCAAGGTAGAGACAGGGATGATAGAGATCATCCCATCGCTGCTGTTGCGCCCGGATAGCGTCAGCGAGAGCGGATTCTCTGTCTCTTGGGACAAGGACGGCCTCCGGCGGTATTATTTGTTCCTGTGCGAACGGAACGGTGTTAGCCCGGATGTGTCTTCCGGTCTTGGGGTAGTCTCATCTTATATGGATTATTGATATGTATTACGCTCCTCACATATTAGAACGAAAGGTTGTCAAGGAATATGATCACGATGACAATGGCAATCCTGTTCCCGGGACTGGTGGTGAGTTATGGGAGAGACTGGGACGATGTAAATGCTATGATAAGAGCGCCGATCGGGTATATACGGTAAATGGCGTAGCCTTTGATTACAAATATCGTGTCGTGACAGATAAGATCAAGATTGATGCCGGGGATATCGTGAGAGTATTGAATCAAGATGGGAGTATTCGTGGTAGTGGCGTTGTTATCAACCCGATGCTAACGGATTATCTAAATTACGGGCAAATATGGCTGGAATAATAAAGTTAAGCTATGATTTGTCCGATGTGGATGATTTCATCTTGGAGATCTATCGTGAGGTGTTTGCCTTTCTTGCCCAACTAGGGCAATCCGCTTATGAGACCGCCGTTCAAGAAGGTAAATATAACGATATTACCGGAAACTTGAGGAGCTCATTGGGATATGTCATATCAATGGACGGTAAGATCGTAAAGGAAGGCGGGTTTAAGAGGATAGATGGACGTGGGGAAAATTTTGAGAAGGTTTTTTTCACGACCAGATCCCAAAAGACGGTCCAGTTCTGGGCTAAAGGAAAGTCCGGGGATGGAAGCGAGGGGAGCAGGCAAGGGCTTAGTTACGCTAGGGATCTGGCTTCTAAGCATACAAAGGGAGTGACATTGATTGTCGTGGCGGGAATGGATTACGCTAGCTATGTGAATGATATCCATAAGCTAAACGTGATAGATACTGCCGAGGCTAAAGTAATAGCTATGTTACAATGATAGTAAGCACGGACATACAGACAATCTTATATAAGAAAGCCTTGGAACTTGGTGTTACCGGGGTGTACAAGGAGGATGATACGCCTACAGGTAAGCTTGAGGAGGAGAGGGTTACCGTACACTCGAATTCCTCGGAGCCGGGAATTACATGGAAGGTGGGATTCGTTCATGTCAATATAGCCGTCCCTGATCTGGACGAGAAAGGAACGCCTGATTTGGACAGGATGAATAAGCTGGAACGTATGTCCATGGAGGTGTTCAAGGACACCTCGGTGTTTGATGGCACTCCTTATACCTACGAGGTAGACACTACTAGAATTGAGGTTAACAGGGATCTTAAATGTCACTACGTTAATGTGAGAGTATTATTTAAAGTTTTAAATGTAATAGTATTGTAATATGGGAAGAACAATTTCTGCTATAGGCGTAAAAAGGATACTTTATGGGGAGCCTCTGGTTGCTGCACCCACATACGAGAGCTTGGAGACGTTATTTACGGCTTTCAAGGATGTTCAAATCGTCCATCAAGGGACTTATGAATATACCGAGGAGGACGGTACGTTAACAGAATTCAAGGATGAGTTGACCGGCCAGACATATCGGTCATCGTTTGAGGCAGGATCACAGAGCTTGAATTGGGTGATCGGGGCATATGACTTCGCTACCAAGGCCGAGCTTATGGGCGGTAAACCCTTGGATACGGATAAGGGATGGGAACGTGGCAACGCCGGCGAGCAACGATATAAATGTATCGTCGCTATTACCAATGATGACGTGGCTATCATTTTCCCAAAGGCTAATCTTGTAGGTCGTGGGGCTTCCACGGATGGGGCCGTCGGCTTATCGATGTCCGCCACCCCGCTGAAATCATCCACGACAATAGCTTCAGAGTATTGGTTTGACGTGGAAGGAAAATCCTTGAAGGATTGAATGTAATATGTCTTATAGGCACGGGGACGGCGGTATTTTCCGTTCGTCCCCGTTTTTGTTTAATTCTAATTTTTTACGTGACATGAACAAGGGTGCTAGTTTAGTGGCTGACGCTGTCTTAGGTGAGGATTTCAAGGTCGTGGTCCTAGGGGGGAAGGCGTATAAGGTAAGTCCTCCTACAATAGCGACGATTTGCAAAGGTATACAATACCTATCTCTTATTGATAAGACAACATCGGGCAAGGAGGATCTTGAAAAGGTGAGGAACGAACTGGAAAATATACTAAAGGGTTTGTCAGTGTTTGTTTTGGGGAGCGCCGATAGATATGAGGAGATCGAGGGGGCGACCCTTCATGAGCTAAGGGAGGCGTTGGAGACTGTCGTTAAATTCATATCCGCAGAGGATTTTTTCGTCTGTGCCGCCTTAGCCGAGAGCGTGGCAAGAATGGCGGCGACACCAAAGTGACAGGTAATGAGACCATGCTAGGACAAGTGGCCACGTTCATGGAATCGTTGGGATTGTCTTATGAGGACGTAGTTTATAAAATACCATATCGAAACCTTCTGATCATGCAGAAGGATATATTGCATAGCGTTTCCGGTGATTTGATCGTGGAGAGAACCGGGCGTGATTTGTTGAAGCGAAAAGAAAAGGAGGGTGATTAATGGCTAAACTAAACTTCGAGGTCGATGCCGATCTACAGAAACTTATAAATCTTCGAAAGGAGGTGGAGGAGTTGAAATCCGCCTTGAAGGATTTCGATGTATCTACAGATACCAAGGGATTTGACGATTTAAACCGGAAATACGAGGAGGCGACACGGAAACTAAAGGACTATGAGCAGCAGATGCAGAATTATCAAAGGGTAATAGAGCAGCTTAAGGTCTCTAATGGTATTATTGATGGGGCTCGTCAGATAACAGAAGAATTGAATAACGCTACCGATGTGTTTGTCGAGCAACAACTGAAGGTTAAAGGCCTAAGTGACGAGATCAAAAAGCTCAATAAGTCTTACTTGTCTCTCTCGGATGCGGATAAAAATTCCCAGAAGGGATCTAATATATTAACTGACCTGAAGGAGAAGACCCGGCAGCACGCTTTAGAGAACGAGGCCCTGAAGAGGCTAAGGAAGGAATATTCTGACAATATCAAGATCGAGGGAGCCGCCTCGGATTCCCTTGTAGCGTTGAGAAAGCAATTGTCGTTGCTTAATGCCGAGTATGACCGCCTTTCCGCTACGGATAGGAAAGCGACCGTAGGGACTAACCTGCAAAAACAGATACAGGCCTTGAATACGGAGATTAGTTCGGCGGAGCAAGCTACCGGACGATATCAACGGAACGTCGGCAATTACGCCAGTAGTTGGAACGGATTGAGCGTGTCGGTTCAACAGGTCGCAAGGGAGTTGCCTTCCCTTGCTGTTGGCTGGAATACATTCTTTTTGGCTATATCCAATAACTTGCCGATGCTTGCCGATGAGCTGAAGAAAGCCGCTGCGGAGTATAAGGCGTTCAAGATGGCTGTAGCGGCAGGAAATAATGACGTGGCAAAAGTGGCTCCTGTCTGGAAGCAGTTGATAACATCTATTTTCAGTTGGCAAACGGCCTTGGTTGCGGCGATAACGCTTTTATCTGTCTATGGGAAGGATATTATCGAATGGACGAAGAATTTATTGGGGGCTGATACGGCACAAAAGAGGTTGAATGAGTCATTGAAAGAATTTAATAACTTGGTAGGGAAAGGTCAAGCTGATGCCAAATTGTTATTTGATACAGTCAAGCGAACTACAGAAGGCACGCAAGGACGAGCGAAAGCCATTCAAGAGATAAATAAAGTATATGCAGAATATTTGCCTTACCTGCTTTCGGAGCAAGCTTCTCTTAAAGAGTTGGAAGTTGCTTATAAAATTGTCAACAAAGCTTTAATTGAAAATGCAGCATTAAAAGCGAAAACTGAAGCTATAAATGATGTACTTGAAAAATCCATAGACAAACAAGCTAATGCTTTGAATGAGATGCGTTCTATTGCCTCTGAAAAATTGGGAGGAGATAGTTTTGCCATTGAGATAATGAATACGGTAGAAGGTCTCACGGAAGACTTTCGATTAGCGGGACAATCTTGGCAAAAGGCATGGCAAGGTGTTTCAGCTAAAATACAATCAGAGGTAGGAGCAAGTAAACTTCCTAGTGATTTTTATGAAAATTTGGAAGATTATGTGAGATCTGTGTATGATTCAAATCAACAAATATCTGATATTCAAAAGAAATTCAATCCTTTTTTTAATAAGGAGCAAGCAGATCAAGCTGTAATTGAGAATAAGAAGTATTATGAAACAATGAAGTCTCAGGCTGAATCTTTCCTTAACTCTATTGCCGCAGATCAAAAAAAATTACTTGACACGGGTAAATTTGAAGGGATAGACAAAGAGGTAGTAGAAAGGTATAAAGAGGCTAAAGCTAACATTCAAGAGGCTACAAAGCAATTAAAGATATATGATTCTTATGATAAGCAGAATATGACTGCCCAAAAAGAATACGAACGACAAGCAAAGGAACAAAAGAAGATTCAAGAAAGAATAAATAACGAACTGCTCGAACTTAAACGTCGTAATGAACAATCTCGGATTGATTTGATGGAGGAAGGATCCGATAAGCGTATCGCCCAAATAGAATATGATTACGATCGTGAAATAGAGGCTATCCGTAAGAGGGAGAAAGAGTGGCGTGAGGCTCAAGGGGGAAAACTCACGCAAGAACAAACGGTTGAAATAAAAACCGCCATTACGCAGGCTCAGGCTACCCGTATGCGGTCCACGCAAGAAGTAGAGAACGAGCAGATCGAGGCTCAACGTAAAGCCATGAATGATTATCTTAAGGAATATGGCACTTATCAAGACAAAAAAATGGCACTCGCCGCCGAATACGGGCAAAAAATAGCGCTTGCCGAGACCGAGGGGGAGAAATTGATACTCGGGAAGGAATGGGATAAGCAGCTTTCCGACCTTGAGATAAAAAGTGGCAATACCGCCAATGCCATAATCGCTCTTTTTGGAGACATGAAGGACAAGACTCTAAAGGAGTTGATAGAGATATCCACCAAGGGAAAGGAGGCCTTGGAGTTTCTTAAGTCCGGCGAATGGGATGAATCAAAAGGCAAGGGATTAGGCATAACGCAGGAACAATTCAATCTTTGGTCTGATATGCCTGAAATAATGGATAGGGTAGGAAAAAGCGTTGAGAGCACCAACGAGAAGGTCGATGAGTTGCGACCCGCTTTTGACAAGGTGACAGAAGGAGTGAGGCGATTCTTTGCCGCTGGTGACGACCCCAAAAAACTGACGGAATCATTACAGCTCATTAATGAGGGTGTAAATGAAGTTATGACCTCTGTTCAATTCTTGTCAAATACCTTTGGAAAACTTGGTGATTCGTTCGGAGGTGCTTTTAATGACATAGCGGAAGGTTTAAATATGGCAATGGACGCTGTAAATTCCGCTATGCAGGGTGCACAAGCGGGTGCGATGTTTGGCCCTATAGGGGCATCCGCTGGTGCTGCTATTGGGGTAGTGACCTCTCTAGCGTCCTCTATCGCTAAGATCCATGACAAAAAGAACGAGAAACGTATACAGAGATTACAAGACCAAATCGATGTGTTGGATGCCTCGTACGAGAAACTAGGCCGTTCCATAGAAAAGGCTTATTCTACGGACGCTTCTAAGCTCATAGACCAGCAAAATAAATTGCTAGAGCAGCAAAAAGTGATCATCCAACAACAGATCGAGGAGGAAAGGAACAAGAAAAAGACCGACGATGACCGGATCAAGGATTGGCAAAAGCAATTGGAGGATATCAACGCTCAATTGGAGGACAATAAGGAGAAAGCTGTAGAGGCTATAACAGGAACCGATGTCATGTCCGCTATTGACGAGTTCGCCCAAGCGTATTCGGAGGCGTGGGCTACAGGAACTGATGCGGCAGAGACTTCGACTAAGATTGTCCAAAATTTGATCAAGACGGCTATCATTGAGTTCTTGAAGAAGAAATTATCCCCTTCCGTAGAGGAATTCATGAAGAAACTGGCCGATTATATGTCCGATGGCATCGTTTCGCCTTGGGAAGAAGCGGAGTTGAACAAGTTGAAGGAAAAAATGGATGCTGAGGCCCAGAAGGTCTTCGATACGTCAAGCAAGTATTTCCAAGAGGATAAGAATGATAAATATGAGCAGACCGCTACATCCGGAGGTTTCGAGAAAATGTCTCAAGATAGCGCCGATGAGTTAAATGGCCGTTTCACCGCCCTGCAAATGACAGGGGAGGAGATACTATTGTTCTTGCAAGGCTCCGAGCAATTCTTGAGCCTCTTGTATATAAAGGCCAGTATGGACGTGATATCTGTAAAGATAGCCTCGTTGTATGACGTGGCGGATGAGACTAGGACGATGATCGCCAGTATCTATATAGAGTTACAGCAGATCAATGATAATACCGCCAATACCGTGATACAATTGAAAAAAGCGGTGGATAAATTAACTAGTATAGAGACTAACACTAAAAACATGTAGTATGAATGTTGGAGATATAACGAGACGGGCTATTTCGCTAGGGGCTTGCTGTGAATCAGGCAAGGCCACTGACTGGAAGAGCCTATGTTGGCTGTTTTTTTCCCCGCAAGGGCGGGAGTTTTGCGAGGAGAATAATTATCCTTCGTTGGATTTATTTAGAGGCATGGCTAAAAACATAGCTCCCTACGGGATATACGTGGATCGTGATCTGATTGAGCTTCACAACGAAACAAACGTAGGTGTGATAGGTAATACCGTGGCGTATTTGAGTTATGACGATAACACGAGGGTGCATAAGGTGATCTTGATGCACGGGGGCAAGGCCAAGATAGAGGCCGGGAACTACTCCGTGATATTGCTTGTCAATATCGGGGGATGCGAGGTGGAGATTATTAACGACGGAACGGCAAGGATATTATGTTAGGGGATCTATATATTAACGGGAATGACGCATGGGGCACGTATCGTGTCGCCATGGGAGAGGGTTTTATCCAGACTTTGCTAACCCCAGCGGGAAACAAGGATTTCATAGAGAACGAGAGCCGGTTGGAAAACGGGAAGAGGGTCGTGTTCAATAATCCCAAGGTGGCTAGCCGGGATCTTACCCTTACGTTCAACATACACGGGGATACGCAAGAGGAATATATGCTGAATTATAAGGCGTTCGTGGCTGTCCTTCAAAAAGGCAAGGTCGTATTGCGTGTTCCGGATCTTGATATGACATTTACCCTTGTCCATAAGAGATCATCAAGCTTCGCCTTGGATCGGAACAGGTTGAATAGTAGGCTATCCGTTAAGTTCGAGGAACCTGACCCAACGTCAAGGGGATAAGTGAAGAGCCGTCCGCCCCTTATTGGCTAGACGGCTCTTCGTCCTATTGCGCTAAAAGATGCGTATTTAAAGATCTGAGGTCGAATCTTCCCGGCTTTGACCTCCCGTTGTTGTATACCGACACGGTCATATGTGGTTTGGGCTTGGTGCCGCTAAATCCGCAAGCCTTCTCCAGCTCGTCGATAAGCCTCTCCATTTTCAAGGATTGCCGGTTGAATCGCTCCATCGCCTTCTTGTCCCTTTGGGACGTTAAAAGCATTTCGTTTAGTATCGTGTTTATGTCTTTCATATTCAATCAATCATTAGTCTTTTATCATTAGCTTTTACTTCACAATAAGTTAAAGTTTTGGCTGTACGCCTTATATCGTACCTTTTAATTTGGTATGTATATACAGTTATTCTATAACCACTATCTTCCCGTCAGCTGGTCTACTATAACCAAGTGCCTTTGCTACATCTGCCAAGCAAAACAACGGCTCTCCATTCTCATTCATCGCAATTCTTACTTGTCCGAACTGCTCATTTTGGAAAATTCGAATATTATTCATAACTTTGTGCAGTTATAAAAGTTAATATTATCCTCATTGGTAGCTCGGTCAAGCACTACCTTTGAGGATTTTATTTTGACCGAAGTGGTAGCCGGGGACTTGAACCCCGGTGTATGCCGTCCTACCTGCTTATTACCAGTCTCGCTTGACAAGGTAAAAAGCGAAGGGCAAAGATTGAAGTTGCCTATTGTGACGGTCTGCAACTGGAATCAATGCCCTTAAATATCTTCTTTCGCTACCGTCACATGAGCGATCATTTTCATATCACAAAATTATATATGACAAAATCCGTGGCCTATTTTTTCAAGGCTCGAAAAACCACAATGGAGCTATTGTTGTAAAATCCCTCCGGCCGTATTACCGGAGGGGCATCTACTTCCGATCCTCTCCCCGTCGTTCGAGTTATCCCGCAAGCCTGCAAGTCATGTCGCTAATTACGCTCATGAATCTATCGTAGGTCTTTTTATTCCATTCCTTGTGATCCGGCATCCAGTCATTGAATATCTCCATGTAGACCACATCGTGAGACCTGTCCTGTACGGTGACGCATAAACCGCCCGTCTCCGGCATAACGCCTACATTTATATGTACCGGTTTCCTTCCGATCATACACTCCAACGCAATCCTTTGCACGTTCTTCAATACCTCTATCGTTTCCATATTTCTTATATCATTAATGTATAGTTATCAATCTCCCGAATAAACCCTGTTACCGTAAAGGCTAGCCATACCGACATGAGATAAGACAACATGCTTGCGATACTCGATGCGTCTAGCTTCTTCCTCTGCCAATCTCTTGGCCTTGGCCTCATTATTTTTTATCTCTATCTTGGCATTATCCCATGCTATAGAAAGGCACTTGCCAAAAGACCAAGAGAATTTTCGGTAAAGTCTGAATAATCTCCATGCGTCTTTCATGATCTCACTCTTGTTGTATTTCTGTGTTGCCATTGTACTGTTGTTTTATTTTGATGATGCAAATGTATAGTTAAAACTAACGAATCACAAGTAGATCGTTAGGTTTAACTAATCTTTAACACAAATCCAATGTTTAATTAAAATATATCAAAAACTATATTTCGAATAGTTATTCCTAATCATATATCATTTTTATATTTATCTTTGCCGTTAGTAATAACTAAACATTCATCTGATGGACATAAAATCAATTATTAAGGCTCAAGGTTATACTATCGAACGTATAGCTGCGGAATGGGAAAGCAAAAACGGCAAGCCTATAACACGAGGTGCTTTATCTCAATCAATTAATAAAAACCCAACGGTGGAAACACTTCAAAAGATAGCAAATGTGATAGGGTGTAAAGTCGGGGATTTCTTTTCTGATGAAATCAATAGTAGCAAAACGATCATTTGTCCCCATTGTCAAAAACCAATACCTGTAGAAGTAGACATCAAAGTAAAGGAGGAACAACCGTGAAAAGGTATTTTAAAGATAATGTATATGTTACAAAACATACCTTTTATAAGATGACAGATGTGATAATTGGGTAATTTTGTGAAAAAGATACATATCATGAAAGACGTTATCATTACAACAACTTCTTCTATAGAAAATAAGCCTGTTCAAGAATATTTGGGCTTAGTCTGCTCTTCTTTAGTTATAGGTACTAATATGTTTTCAGACATGGCAGCATCTTTATCCGATATATTTGGAGGCAAATCAAGTTCATATGAAAGAAAACTTGAAATTATAAGGGAAGAAGCTATATCTGATCTAAAAAATAAAACCTTGAAAAAGGGAGGTGATGCAATACTCGGGTTACACATAGACATAGATGAGATATCTGGAGGAGGAAAATCTATGTTTATGATATCAGCATCAGGAACCGCATGCAAATTGCAAGAAAATAATGACCAAAATTCCATATCTTCTGCAAGAATTCAAGATACAATAGAGAAAATAAAAGTAATAAGTCGAATAAAGGAATCAAAACCTATATCTGATGAAGATTTTGAATTTATGATAAACAATCCTTCCATAGATTATCTTCATCCTCTTATAGACAAATATATTCATTATGCAAACTCTGCTGAGCGATATGATAGATCCATGGTTTATATATCCAAAGTTATTTCTAATTTACCATACGATATAACCGCTAAAATCATTTATGATAAGCTCAAAGAGGATATATCAGTTCTTGATATTATAAGAAAATGTCAATTATTTGATCCTTCTTTGACCTTAGAAATGATTCAAGTAGATTTAAAAAAGGCTATAGGAACAATGAATGCAGATAAGCCCAATTATGATAGAAACGATCTACTAATAATGAATAACATTGTAAATAGAATAGACAGCTTGCCTGATAGAGGTAGTTTCGAGACTAGTAAAGGTCTATTTGGAAAAGAAAATAAAAAATACATTTGTCCTAATGGACATAAAAATGACATTGATCATGTTTGTTGTTGCGAATGTGGAGAGAATATAAAAGGTCTAACTCCTAATGAGTTGTCAATATTAGAAATGTTTAAATTGAAAATACAGGCAATTCAATCATCCTTTAATTAAACTAGCCTCCCCTTCTGAAGTACAAAAAGAGACCGATGGTGGGTATAAGTGCCCTAATTGCGGGCATCCATTGAAGATTAAGGTGGAATGATGTTATCTTCAATGATCTCTAAATAAAAATCATGAAATATTTGTCGGTATGTGAATTATAAGTTACATTTGCGACATGAAAATACGAAGCGTAATAGCATATAAGTACTATTTCATTGATTTTGTGAAGTCCCTGCCCGACAAGATGCAAGACAAGGTTATCAAGACCATACAATATGTTGAAACGTTGCAAAGGGTTCCTGATAAATATCTGAAACATATTGAGGGAACGAAAGGGCTTTATGAGATCAGGGTTAAATTAGCCAGTGATATAGTACGTGTATTTTGCTTTTTCGACGGGGACAAATTAGTTGTACTCTTGAGTGGGTTCCAAAAGAAGACACAAAAGACCCCAAAGAACGAAATAGATAGAGCGATGAGACTTATGAGAGAATATTTCAACGAAAAAGAAGGGGAATGATATGGAGACTTACACATTTGACGATATTAAAAAAGAGGTTTACGGAGAAATAGGAACTTTGCGTCGTGATAACATTGAAACCGAGCTTTCCAATCTAAGGGTTGGGCTTCAAATAAGAAATGCACGTGAAGCAAGGAAAATGACACAAAGCCAGTTGGCCGAGAAGATCGGTAAAGAACGTTCTTTTATCTCGAAAGTAGAGAGCGAGGGGAAAAACCTAACCCTTGCTACGTTGTACGACATTGTAACCAAGGGACTTGGAGGCAAACTGGATATACAAGTGCAAATATGAATGCATTATAACGTAGCATACAATACATTACCTTTGCGATACAATATAATACGTAAGTAATATGGAAGCAGTAATAAGAAAGCAAACATCGTTCCGTTTACGTGAGGACTTGTTGCAAATATTGCAGGAACAAGCCAAGAAAGCGAACAGGAGCCTGAATAATTTCGTAGAGATCACCTTGATGGACGCTGTATACTCCGAGCCAAACGAGGAAACGATAGCGGCGATAAACGAGGCTCGATCCACGAGGGAAAAAGAAACGTTTGATAACGTAGAAAGCTTGATGGAGGAACTCATGAAATGAAAAAGAAGCTTCACCCTACAGGCCAATTCAAAAGGGACTTCAAGCGTATCAGAAAATTCCCGGAAAAGGTATCGGCCTTTGAGCGTATAGCGAATATGCTTATAAATGACCTTCCGATCCCACAAGAATACAAGCCTCATTTATTGAAGGGTAATTACAAGGGTTGCATGGAGTGCCATATAGAGGATGATTTCCTTCTTATATGGATAGATGGCGATATAATCGATTTGCTTAGGATCGGAAGCCACTCCGAGCTGTTCGGGAAAAAGAAATGATTTAACATTATCGATGGAAAATGGTAAGGATGAGTAAATAATACCATGATAAGGTGACGGATCGCTGAAAGGCGGTCTTTTTTTTATGATCTTCATCGATGTCTCATGAGATAATTTGGATATATAAATTATAACTATGAGGAAGAATTGATTAAAGGCCAGAAAAAGTTGTTGGATATTTTGGTATGGTAGTTTGTTTTTTATATGTTTGCCAAAAATTAATATTTAAACACAAATGTTATGAAGAAAGTATTTTTGTTGTTTTTTCTATTTGTTTTTATTTCAGCAAATGCTCAGTTTAAAGCTACAAAGGATGGATTAACGACAGAGGACGGAAAGCCTTATTATGTTGTGCCAATAGAGGGTAAAACGGCTATGGAATTGTATAAAGGTGTAAATTCGTATGTCCTAAGTAATTATAAAAATCCTGATGCTGTGGCGAATAAAATGGAGGGTGAAATGATCAATATCCATTCATTTGATAATGAAGCTTTTTTGTTGTCAAAAGTAATGGGAATGAGTGTCTACGGAGAGATAGATATGAACTTGGTCGTATATTTTAAAGATAATAGGATTAGATTTGATATACCTGTTATTAATAAAATGCAAGCGGATAAAACATCTGGCGTAGGCAAGGATAAAACTCAATATCATTTTAGTGGAGGTATTGGCAAATTTATGGGAAGTGCATCATTATTTAATGATAAAGGAAAAGTTAAAGATAAAAAGTTTGTTGAAGGTTTAGAGTCATATGTAAATAATATGATAAAAGAGATATCTGAATCTGCGAAATCTTATTCAGAGGAAGATTGGTAATTAGCTTTTATTCCCCCTCTTAAGCCCGTTCCGTCCTTTCGGTTCGGGCTTTTTTATTTCCTCCTACAAAAAAATTACAACAATCCCGCCATTGTTTTTTTTAGGTCCGCTTGATTTTTTGCCATCCCCCTTATATGCGTGAACTTTGAGTTCATGATCGAGATAAAAGACATATTGGGCAATACTCGTTTCTCGACCCCTATAAACCGGGGCGCAAAGGGGAGATTCACCTTGATGAAGGAGGACTATATAACCCTTCCTTTTAGCGTTGAAACGCCTATTGATTTCAAGCCGGGTGACTATGTGGACATGAGAGGGGTACTCGATGACGCTTTAGGAGGTAAGTTGTCCAAGGTATATAAATACCTATCCTTGCAGAAGCCCAATGTGGCGCCGGGAAAATATGATTATGAGTTAAGGTTGGACGCTTATTATTATGAGTGGAACACGAAGATATTCAAGTATACCCCGGAAAATCATGGACAGGAGGCAGGATGGAACCTTACCGCCACTCTTGACGCGCAACTGGGCGTGTTCCTGCGTAACCTGAAAGCTAATGGATACACGTATAACGGCATCGATTATGACTTTGATATAGACAACACGGTCGAGAACAAGGCCGTGTTGATGTCTTATGATAATATCCACCTTTTGGACGCTCTTTTCTCGATGGCCGCCGAGGACAAGTGGAATTGCGACTGCTGGATAACCGAGAATATTATCCATTTCGGACGATGCGAGTTCGGTGACGCCGTCAAGATAGAGTTGGGCGTAGAGGCTTCCTCCATGACCCGTAACGATAGCAAGGGTACTTACGCAACACGCATATACGTGTTCGGAGGTACCAGAAACATCCCCGCCAACTATCGTCCGGTAGATGAGCAGACCGTGGTCAACGGTGTCGTACAAAAGCGGCTCATGCTCCCATCAGGGACACCGTATATCGATGCCTATCCCGGCATGACCAACGCCGAGGCCGTGGAGGACGTGGTGGTATTCGATGATATCTATCCCAGACGGATAGGTACGTTGTCGGATGTTAAGACCGTGAACAGGAACATAGAGACGGACGGCGAGGTGACGGGGACTTTCAAGGCTTATCAATACAAGGATACCGGGTTGGTGTTCAAGGAGGAATATATCATAGAGGGTGAGGAATTGAAGGTCACGTTCCAATCCGGGAGACTTAATGGCATGACTTTCGGAGTCACTTTTAACCCCGAGGGAGTGGAACCCGTCGAGCAATTATGGGAGATCGTAGCTAACGAGGATTATGGCCGCTTGTTACCAGACGATGTGATCCGTCCGGAGAACGGCGATAAATATATACTTTCCGGATTCAATATACAATTAGTGTCCGACCAATATATACCAGAGGCGGAGGCGGAGCTTCTGGCCAAGGGTAAAGAATATATAAAGAGAACCAGTATTGACGATGGCACGTACCCGACTACGTTGGACTCGGAATGGGTCTATCAAGACCAGATCAACCGGACTTACGACGTGGGGCAGAGGATGCGGATGGTCAATCCCGCTTTCTTCTCGTCGGAAGGACGTATCAGTCGTGTTATAGGCTGGGAGATGAGCCTTGATATCCCTTATGATTCTCCTGTATATACTATAGGCGAGAGCACTCAATACAGCCGGCTTGGTGAATTGGAGGACAAGGTTGATTCCTTGACTTATAAAGGACAGACATATACCGGTTCCGGGGGAAGCGGCGTATACGTTATCCGTACCAATGACTCCACCCCGGCAAGCGACAGCAACGTATTCTCCGCCCTTCGCTCGTTGGCGACATTCTTGCGCAAGGACAAGCCGGACCAGACCAAATATCTTATCAAGCTCCTCGGAGGATTGATATCTGATAATATCGAGTCTCAGGATTTTGCCGCCGGTCCTTTCGGCACGGGCTTCCTCGTGAAAAGGGACCCAAAGACCGGTAAATCATATATAGAGGCGGACGAGATCTACATCCGTCTCAAAGCCTATTTCGACACGTTGGAGATCAAGCACCTCTCTCACGTGGGAGGGCGTATCGTATTATCTCCGGCGAGCATGGAGTGCATTAGGGT